CAGCGAGGATAGAAAAGAGTAGGGTGGAACAGGGATTGAGGTAAGGACAGTGTTCATAACCAAGTTGGATGGTTTGCGGGAGAGCTCGTAAGATCACCGCGGGTACCTGTTGTCTCCAGGGGGCGTGAGCCCAGGGAATAAAACCTGTGAGGAGGGTTAATCAAACTTCAAGTGCTTGAAGTGGGGGCGAAAGGCGGCCGGGAGGGCAGCCTTGAAAAGGTCCTCAGGCATGTGTTCAGCAGCGGCACGTGCCACGTCCAATGCCTCCCAGGCATGGCAATCAACATGTTCGAGGAGGCCTAGGTAGTTCGTCCACTTCTCAACTGCGGAAGGGTCTCTTGAGATCAGAACCATCATGCGGTAGTGTATACCCCGGGCGGAGTATACCGGCGTGGGACCTCCAAGTTCAAAGCCGGAGAATTCGCCAGTGGGACCGTTTTGATCTTTAAACTCCCACACAGTGTCGGGAAACGGCTTGGTCTCCGCGCACCGGTCCAGGGCCTCATCATCCCCATTGATGGCCACAGTGTCCTCTGGTTTGACGCCGAGGACAAGGGAAGCCACCACGGCTCTTCGCATGGAATTTAAGGTCCAAGTGAAACGGTCACCAGACGGCTGTGCAGTCTGCAAAGGGCCGTGTTGTGAACGGGTGCTCAATCGCCTATGGGTGTATGCCTCAACGTAGGGCTCAGGGAAACCTACCTTACGAAATATGTGAACATCGAAGTTTAGTACTCCAGCGTCACATCCAACGTCCCAGCGAGTGACATCCGAGGTGTGGACCCCATTGCCTACTCGCCAACGTTTCTGGTATGCGTTCTTGAATTGGGCAGGATTCATGCGGCGGTAAAATAGGAAGTTATCTGGGAAAGCGGGGAATAGTTCCTCTTCGAGAAATAGCGCGTAAGCGGCATCTTCAAGCGTCTGGGCTATGTCATACTCATAAATGAGCTGGCCGGGAATAGCCTCCATCTTGTGGCGCTTCTCCTCCTTGTTAATCACCTGGGCCTTCAGTGAGTTGACGACGTCGCATCCGGTTCGTTCTGGGTCGTGTGACGCAAGTTTTGCAAGGACCGCGGCTTCTGTGCGACCTGACTCGTATTCCACTCTGGCCCGGTCTAGATACATCACATGTTTGTCGGGTGTCCATTGGGGCACGGTGGGACACAGTCGGTCAAACTCCTGTATCATGTCAGTTCGTGGGCATTTGCGCATCCGTGTGAAATTGGCGGCGGGAGAAGCACGGGTGATGCGTTTCTCAACAGTGTATTTGTAGGTGGCGTGGTCCCCTCGTTTATGAACGTGTGGATTCACAAAGGCTGTCTCTTTGAACTGGTCGGTTTGGAGGCCAGCACGCCCCACCTCCCGAAATTCCTTGGCCGCCCAATGAGTCTCAGGGATATTGTGGTCGATGAACGCTTCGCTAGGGATCAGATGGTCACTGCTTGACCCTTCAGCTACAGAGAATTCGACTGCTGTCATCTCATTGGAGGCTGCAGTCACGGACTGGTACTTGCCTATGTCCACGGTGGCGCCTACATTAGCAAACCACTTTAGTCGTGGCATGGAAGAGTGGAGGTGGGCGTAGAACGCGGCACGGGTCAAGTCATTGCCGTTGAGGAGCGTGGGCGCGTTACCAGCCCTCATGCTGTACAAAATGGCGTTGAGCAGGTCACTTCCTGTTGGGGGCGCCTTAATTGTGGACTTTGGATCTGCTGCGTTCATATGCAGATATACTCCGGTTTTGCTTCGGCTGAGGGCGACGTAAGCGGTTCGGTCAGACGCAGCTTCTTCCAGTGCTGACATGTCCACTTCGACGTCACAGTCAAAGTCTTCCCCCTGAATTGTGTCATGCGTGTAGGCCTGACGGCCTGCGCTGGAGAGCACTTGGACATAC